AAAATGGAACATATAGATTTTTGTCAGTGTCGGCCCGTTGAAGTTGAACGTGGCGTATACCTTATGGTGAGAAACCCTAAGGTCACACTCTCAAAGGACTCCATTTCACTGAAGCCACTCAACACCCCACTACTTGGTAGGCGGTGGTTGAAATCAGTTGGAGAGGGAGGAAAAATCTTGTGTTCAGGTATACCGGTTATGCAACACTACTACTCATGCATGCTGCGTAACGCTGGTAATGTTAAGGCTCTTGTTGATCCCACACTTGACGGTGGTCTTTTTAGACTTTCGAAAGGGATGGAGGAAAGAAGCCCCATTATCACGGATACATGTAGAGTATCTTTCTGGGAAGCTTTCGGCATTACACCGAGCGACCAACGTGTACTAGAAGATTACTATTCCACACATTCCTTCTCACAGGCAGGATCGGAGAATATGCGTTTCGCATATCTTCCTGTTCCGTTGTGAGAGGGTTCGAGAAGGAAAACTCGACAAACCCGTCAACTGACGTATAAGCATGGGGTCTATACCAGAAATGCCCAAAACTCCAAGAGTGCTAAACAGAACGCCAAGAGACTGCACGGAGCACCCACTAGGGAGGTATAGATGCACAGTCCCGGTATAGTCTAACGGTATCCCATACAATGACTAGGAAAAGTAACAAGAAATTCGCCAGTCTCGAAAAGAAGCTGGCATCACTACAAGTGACCCAAAAACAGAAAAAGAAACCCCAACCCAAGAAGAAAGCAACGCCGTTTCAGGACGTTGGTTCTACCCTTGGACGAACAGTCGGAAGCATGTTTGGGAACGCAGGGATTGGATCCGGAATTGGACGATGGCTCGGACAGGGCATTGGTTCAATATTTGGATCTGGTGATTACACCCTGGCTGGTCCTAAACCTGATTATAACGTGCTGGTTAATGGTTCGCAGATTCCACAATTCTCTACAACCCACTCAACCAACATCATCTGCCACAGAGAGTATCTCGGTGACATTACTGGCACTAGTGCCTTTAATAACACTGCTTATCCTCTTAATCCCGGTATGTATCAAACATTTCCGTGGTTATCTACCGTCGCTCAAAATTACCAGGAATATAGATTCCATGGTGTGACATTTGAGTTTAGGTCCCTAATCACGGATTATGTTACCAGTGGATCGCCGGGGGTTGTTGTGATGTCTACCAACTATAATGCTGATGTACCCACATACACCACCAAACAGCAAATGGAGAACGCTGAGTACGCGGTGTCGGTCAAACCAACCCGTGACTTAATGCATGGTATTGAGTGTGCTATTGACCAAACAATTTTACCCCATCGTTACGTACGTACAGG